ACGGCTGGTGCGTTGTTAGCTGGTACTGACTGGATGGTTATCCGCTTGCAAGAAGATAGCAGTAAGACACTCAGCACCGCAGTTGCAAATTATAGAGCCGCTGTTCGTACTTCTTCTGGCACAATCGAAACAGCAATAGACAATGCGTCAGACATTGATGCGTTCATGGCTTTGTTTGACACGCCTGTTGATAGTGATGGTGAGCCGAATGGCAAACCACCAATAAATAACTGGCCTGATGAGTTATAAGATGAAAGACATTCACACTGACATAGCCATTATAGGTGGTGGGATAACAGCTCCGCTGTGGGTTAATGCTTTAACAGGCTGGTTTGCTTTGGCTACTGCTGTTGTATCTTTTGTTGTGGTGTGTGGCAGAGCTTACTCTATGTATCGGAAACGTAATGATAGCTGAAACCCTTGCAGGGATTGCTCTTGTTAAATCTGCTGTAGATGGCATCAAGTCCGCTATCGGTACAGCTAATGACATTGGTGAGATAGCTGGGCACATAGACAACTTGTTTCTTGGTGAGCAACAAGCTCAGAAAGCCAGGAACAAGAAGGCTGGTGCTAGTCAGTTTAGTGTTAACACTGTAGCTAAAGAAACTATAGATGCAAAGCTGGCGGCTGAGAAGCTGTATGAGGTTTCTGTAATGGTAGACCAAAGGTTTGGTCACGGAACTTGGCAAAGCATTGTCAATGAACGAGCTAGACGCATACAGGAAGCCAAGCAAGAAGCAAAGGAACAACAGATAGAACAGAACCGCAAGAACCATGAGATGATGGAGGTTGCTAAGACAGTTGGTATATCTCTTCTTGCTTTAATTTTTGTGGTTGCATGTATTACATTATCAATAATCTTTGCAGGTGACTGATGTTTACTGCTGTTCTTATAATATGTGCCCCGCTACTTGGTAGTGATTGCATTAAAGTAATAGATGCTAAAGGCCCATACGATAGACAGTCTGAGTGTATTGAGCGTGTACTTCAGATGTTCCAAGACACACAGCTTTTATTCCCAGCCCCCTACAAGTCAGTGTCTTATAAATGTGAGAACAAATACAAGAGAGCGTAATGACGCAAAAAAAGTTACAGAAAGATAGTGCTTATTCAAAGTTTGATACTAACGGAGATAATGTTCTTTGCGATGAAGAGTTGTCTATGGCGTTAGAGTTTAAAAGAAAAGAACTTGAAGATGCAGATGCTAGGCGTGACTCAATGAGGTACATGACTTGGTTTGCTTTGTTTGGAACTTTAAATTATCCAGCGGCTATTTTAATTACAGCTATGCTTGGATATGACAGTGCGGCAACAATCATAGGAAATATTGCTCCTACTTATTTTGTAGCTAACTCTGCTCTTGTTGCGGCTTATTTTGGGGCCAATGCATATACCGATGGAAAATTAACAAAATGATTTGGAGTATGAATAACCGAACTACTACAGCACAGGCTTTAGCTAATAGGAGAAGGCAAAATGTTGCAAGCGTTAATAGGGCCAGTGACAGGATTACTGGACAAGTTCATAGAGGACAAGGATCAGAAGAACAAGTTAGCCCACGATCTAGCGACAATGGCAGACAACCACGCGCAGGAATTAGCGAAAGGCCAGTTGGCGATAAATGCTGAAGAGGCCAAGTCAAGAAACCTGTTTGTGTCGGGCTGGCGTCCTAGTGTTGGTTGGTGCTGTAGCTTAGCTTTATTTGCCCACTTTTTAGTGTTCCCTACTATGGATGTAGTGACAGCCTACATGGGAATAGAAGCTGTGCCTTACCCTGCTTTTGACATGGATAGTCTTATGACTGTACTATTAGGGTTATTAGGATTGGGCGGGATGCGTAGTTATGAAAAGTCAAAAGGATTAACGAAATGAAAAAAGGTTTATATGCCAACATCCATGCCAAGAAAAAGCGCATTGCCGCTGGTTCTGGTGAGAAGATGCGGAAAGTTGGAGCAAAGGGTGCGCCTACTGCTAAAGCTTTCAAGCAATCTGCCAAGACAGCAAAGAAGAAAAAGAAATGAATGTAACTCAGCTACGGGTTGAGCTTGCGGAAGATGAGGGCTGTAAGTACGAGATCTATTTAGATCATCTTGGCTTACCCACATTCGGCATTGGTCATCTTGTAACCAAAGAAGATAAAGAATACGGCAAGCCTGTCGGCACAGTCATTGAGCAAGAGCGAGTGCATCAAGTGTTTAATCTTGATATGGCTATAGCTGTTGATGAGTGCAAAACTCTTTACTCTGACTTTGATGATCTACCACAAGAGTGCCAGCACATCGTAGCTAACATGATGTTTAATCTGGGCAGACCTCGCTTATCTAAATTCAAAGGTATGAAGGCTGGCGTTGATGCCCGTGATTGGAATAAAGCCGCAGATGAAATGGTCGATAGCCGTTGGTATACGCAAGTTCCGAATCGGGCTAGGCGTTTAGTAGACCGTATGAGGGCTGTGGAGAGCGACGATGGCTAAGTCTCCTGCATGGACACGCAAAGCAGGGAAGAACCCCAAGGGCGGTTTAAACGCCAAGGGAAGGGCATCTTATAAAGGTGGCAAGCTAAAAGCACCAGTAAAGAAGGGCGACAACCCTAGAAGGGCCAGTTTCCTAGCTAGAATGGGTGGTATGCGTGGGCCTGAGAAGAAGAACGGCAAGCCGACTAGACTGTTGTTGTCTCTTAGGGCTTGGGGTGCAAGCAGTAAGTCTGATGCTAAACGCAAAGCCTCTGCTATATCTAAGCGTAATAAAGCTAAAAAGGAAAAATGACACGAAAGGGGGGTTTGTGGCCCCCTTTTCTACAAAAGAAGTGGGTTAGTTTTTCTTTCTTGTTCCGTTGTAAAACAATGCGTTGGAAACAGTTAAGGGAAGCTTTCCTTTCTTGTGCCGAATATTATTTTTAACTGGCTCCACTTCTTTCGCTCTATTTTTTATTTCCTCTAAGTCCTTTTTGAACTCTTCGATAGTCATTTCGCTGGAACATTTATATTGTTTCATATCAAATACTTTTCCCCATAAAGAATGTAATCAGACAGTTGGTCTATTAAGTATTCTTCTGTCCATATGCCTACAGAAACAGTGCAATCAGGGAGTATACCTTTCCCTTTCGGGTATATTGGCTCAATGTTATGCTCTTTGCCAATGCGGTATAGCCCCCATCCTGCGCTTATTAAAGCAAGGTAGTAACCTTCAGCTAACTCCCTTGCCTCTAGCCGCCTCTGATTCTTTTCGGAAGCTAGAGAAACAATCATCTGGTAACAGACTGTGACATAGCACAACCCCCAGACCATTCACCACCCATCCCGTATCCGATGCAAGCATCGTCTTGTTGCAGTACACGCATTGCACAGTGTGAGCAGAACTGCCTGTTCTTGACGGTTTGGGTTGCTTCTTTCGAGCAATCATCACACAAGGTCTTTTCCATTAAGCTTAACAAGCTCCCGTCTTGGGATAAACCATGTGTTACCAACACGCTCTGCGTCTATCCTGTTGCTCTTTAACAAGCGATACATAAGATTCATCTTCGTTTTGTCATTGCTTCCGAAGATAATCAAGCAAGCCTCTTTAGCTGTATAGAGGAGCTTGTCTGAGACATCAGCCTTAGAAGGGAATATCGTCATCAGCAAGACCCTCAACATCCACTGGCCCAGCGGCAGGTTGGAACTTCTTATTGATTGCATCACCAACAGGCTTTAATCCACCTTGCGAAATGCCGTCAGCAATACTGTCTGATGATTCGTAGTCTTGCACTTCAGCAATGTTAATACCCAATGTGCCATCGTCGTTCTCATAAACTTGCACAGAGTAACTAGCTTCAGAACGAAGGTGAATGTCAGCAGGAGATCCGTCCTTCCACGGCTTCCATTTGCTGTTGCCATATTTAGACTTGGCCTGACCATCATTGTTTGGGAAACAACGGATTGTGGTTAGCTTTATAAACTTTTTCGCCATTTTATTCTCCTGCTACTTTCACTTGGTTTACCCGCAAAACAAATCTGTCACGGATCATTTTATATAATTCGGGTGCATGAAGCTCTGCGTTCTTCATATTTTCTTTAACCCAGGGATTAGCCATGTACTCTTTGACCGCAGTAAACAGCTTAAGATTAGGCAACTTTGCATTTACTTCACCCATGAACAGTTGAGCTTTTCTTACCTCTTCTGTTATTTCTTTTGGGGCTTCTTTCTTTGCAACTTCGGTAGCAGTAGGAACAGGAACAGGAGCAGGGTCTTTCTTTGCTTCCTCTTTCCTGCTGACTGCATCTATTTCATTAGCAGACGCATACTCACCGCCAGCCAGACCGATAGAGCTTAACGCTCTACCGATAGCAGATGTTTCGGCATTTTCTAATGCAGATGTTTGATTGACATGGCCTTGGCCTCTTATCTCTTCAGCCATACCAGAGCCTATCTGGATACCATCAGCATTAGTGATGATAGCCTTGATAACTACACGCTGACCATCATCAACCAAGACAGACGTATTAACGCCGCACGATATACCAAAGTGTCTGCGGAAGGCTTCCATGCGATGCACAACTTGAGTGTACATCTTGCCGCCACGCTGTTTGACACCATGAGTTTTGTTCAACTCATTGACGGCATCCATACATTTAATTAGGTCGCTCATTATTTCTCCTCTCGAAATTGTCAGCTAACAGGTTAGTAAATACTGTAAAAGCATTTTGCAAATCAGTAAGTTGTTCAGTTAATTTCTTAACTTCATCGCGGCACTCATCAATGTGTTGCCACATTTCCATTTCTTGATCAGTCATTAGCTTGCTCCCTATAAAAATCTTTATGCCACATTATTAGCTGACCTCTGCCAGACGCACCCTTTGCCTTGCGGTCATCCACAAAGATAATTCCTTTCTCTTTTAGCTGTTTGTACCTAGCCGTGACTGTGCTATAGCGGTGTTGCGGCAGGGCATCTAGGACTTGATCAGAGATACATCCTGCCGCACGAAAGCCTTTGATAGCTTCCGCAACGGTACGTTCCATCGCACTGACTTCCAGACTTTGCGCCGCCTCACGGCTAGTCTGGGGGTCAGTCTGCCGATACAGCTTATAAGCTGGTGTTTCAAATAAATCGTTCATCTGATTCTCCAAACTTTAATTACTGCTTTGCCATTTTTCATAATGGAACGGGTGATAAGCTGGTTATCTGTGTTGCGGCGATGCCAACTAAAAACCCTGCCTGATTCTCTACGGCTTGGACAAATGATGTAGTCATTTACCTGCATCCGTTTGCAAAGATTAGCAACATATTTAGGCGGGATTTTTTCTGAGTTATCATCAGGCCAATCCCAGACAATTTCCTTGCCTTCCTTTGCGCCAGTTAAATAACCCCAAATTTGCTCAAACATATTAGTCACTCCATAGTTGTCTTGCTAGTTGTGTGATTGATGGCCCATGCCTTCTGGATATTTCATTAAAGTCTGGTTGAACCAGTCCAGCAAGCGTGTTCCAGTTGCCGTATGCAGCCCTAATTAGGTTCTGTGTAGTCTTCCAAGACCTGACTGCATCATTGAAAGCCCTGTTAAGTGAATCTTCTGTGAGGGCTTCACAATTCTGTGAATTGGCTATGTGATAGCCGGAAGCTGTGACAAAAAGCAGTGAAGGCATTTGACCTGTAGCTTTCCAATAGACAGCCTGTTGCATAACCTGTTGCCATGTTGGAGTCGTGCGCGGCTTTGGTATGCGCCAACTTCTTGTGCCATCTTTTTTGGGTGGGTTGCGAAGCAGCAAGCTACACTTTAGGTCAGCTTGCATACCACCCGCACTATAATCTTGATAAAGCATTACAGGGACATCTAAGCCATCAACCTTAAGCCAACGCTGATACTCACCTTCAATTAAATTAGCTTGAGAAAAACAATCTTTTACTGAAGCGATACCAACAGCAACCATTTCTGGGATATGCTCACGAAAAGCGTCAAACTCTTCGGCATCTTTACCGCCATCCCAATCGCGCGGTTTGTATTCGTCATACTTTGACATCGCAGAGCGAACAGCTTGCGCCATGTCGGTAGGCTCTTGCTGACCAAGCATCTCATTATAGTCTGCTAATCCAAGTGCTAGGTCCACACCTTGTTGAACACAAATTCCAGCCCAAGGTCTAGCAGCCATTGGAAGGCGCATATTATTGTGGCGCACCCACAGCTTTAAAATCATCTCATCTTTAGGAGCCGTAGCCCCAGATGCGCTATCATGTGCATAACCCATTTCTTTTAATGTTGCTGGTACTTCCATGTTAATCCGTTCCTCACAGTGGTTTATAGTGGTAGAAGTAGATATGATTTGACTTTGTGTCAACAACTAATTTACAATTAACTTATGAAACTCAGACATTACATACGCCAGAACAAGCTGACCCAAACTAAATTTGCTCACAAGTGTGGACTATCTAAAGCAACTGTGTCCAGAATTATTGCGGGTGAAAGGCAACCAAGCTTGAGGGTGATGCAGATCATCTACAGAGCTACTGAAGGGAAGGTAACGCCAGATGACTTTTTTACAGACTGATTGTTTGCAATGCAGAGGAACTGGATGGATTTGGGATACTCCTGCTTTTGAAGATGATGATGTGTCTCATGAAGACTGCCCTGCTTGTGATGGCACTGGCAAAGAGATAGTTGACGATGATGAATTGTTGGAGATTATAGAAAATGCAGGAGCTATCAAATGAAGAGACGTTTCCTCTTATCTGTCGTTACGCGCATAAAGATGAGCCTGTTCCTGCTGGGTCTAGGTTTACTCTATGCCGTGGCTATCACGGCCTTAATGGATACGGTATTTTGACCCGTCAGAAAGATGACTTCTATCCAACGCCAAGGGAAGCTACAGAAGCCCTGATGAACGTGGAGAAACTACCTTATGACATATGGGAGCCAGCCTGTGGTAATGGTGCAATCAGTAAGCCTTTAATAGAAGCTGGGCATGAAGTTATATCTACAGACTTAAATGATTATGGATATGGCGAAGCTAATATAGATTTTATGATGGAACATAAAGCTCTTGCCCCTGCTATAATTACAAACCCGCCGTACAAGTTTGCAAATCAATTTGTTGTTAAGTGTTTAGACTTAGAAGTTCCTTACTTTGCCATGTTGTTGCGCCTCGCTTTCCTTGAGGGCAAACAGCGAAGGGAGACTATATACAACAGACAAGCACCAGCTAGGGTTCATGCTTTCTCTGAACGTCTGACGATGTGGCGCGG